GCACGGTTGATTGCTGTACGTCTGTACAACAATACACTCCCACCCAATAGGTGAAGAAAAATTTGTGGTTTCATTGATCATCGTTACAAAGTATTAGTGAGAGGAAGGTGAGGTTGCATGGCTGCGCGTAAGAAGAAAAGGGTTAAAAAGCGTCCGTCGCAAGCTGCTCCGCAAAAACAACTTCCAGGGAAAACAAGCAAATCACATAGAAAGAACACAAAAGCGGAGAAGGCAGAGCAAAAGGCGAAGTACCTTATGAAATTTGCTGAGACCGGGCGCAATGACTTAGCATCGAAGTATGCAGGTTGTGGTGTACAACATTATTGGTTTTGGAAAAGAGACGACCCCGAGTTTGCAAAGGCTTTGGTTGAAGCACGAACGATCTCGGTGAAGATGATGGAAGATCATGCTATCAAACGTGGCACTACCGGCACGCGTAAGCCCATCTACCAACGCGGTCAACTTGTGGGTTTTGAACGTTTGTACTCTGATAGCTTGTTGACATTTATGCTTAAGGGTCTTGCTCCGGAAACTTACCGTGAGCGGATCAGCGTGACCGGTAAGGATGACGGTCCCATCAAGCATGGTTTGACGAAGGAGACCGCGAACTTCATTCGTGCTGAGGTGCTCGGTGTGAAGCCGAAGAAAAAATGACCGAAGTACAGTTAAAGAAATGCATGGAACTTCAACATCAGTTGGTACGTCGTGCAAGGATCTATGGAGCGAGCAATGAGGGTCAGCTTTGGGGCTCGGCGGCGTTGGTCATTGAGGCGTTGGTAGATGAGGTACGAGGGTTGAAGAAAAGAAAATGATCGATTTAGTTCATGGTGATTTTGTTATGCGTCGTGCAAAGTCGTGTGGCGAGGAATTTCAATGACATCCGATGTCCTTCGGCCAGGTGGTCGAGTTTGCGGAACGCAACGGAGATACCGAGGTGGTAATTTTGCCGTTTGATAAGAAAATGTCTCGGCTCATCGATGATGGGTGGTTGCAATGGTCGCCTGAGGAATGTATTAAGATATCAAGGTTGATGTATTGTTGTTTGGGTTTGGTATGGCCACTGCTTTGGTTGGTTTATCGAAAGTCACTCAATGGACAATCTACAGATTATGAGCGAACCGTATGACCGATGTACCTGATCAAGTCTTATTGCCGTATCAATGTGCATGGCAGGAAGATGAGACGTCGATCCGTATCGCGGAGAAGTTACGACGTGTGGGGTTCAGTTGGAACGTGGCGGGGGAATGTGCGCTCGAGGCGTCAGAGATCGATGGGTGTGATGCATGGTACGTGGGTTATAACAAAGAGATGGCACAGGAATTTATTCGAGACGTGGCGTTTTGGTCACGAAAGTTCAGCTTTGTGTGCACGGCGATCGAGGAGGAAGAGTTCTTTGATGATGAGGACAAGAACATTCTGACGTATATCATTCGCTACGCGTCAGGGTTTCGGATCACCGCGTTGAGTTCACGGCCAACGAATCTGCGCAACAAGCGTGGGCACATCATCATTGATGAGGCGGCGCACCACGATGATCTGAAGGGGCTGCTCAAAGCGGCGTTGGCGGTGCTCATGTGGGGTGGTAAGGCACGTGTGGATATCATCTCGACCCACAATGGGGTGGACAACCACTTCAATAAACTGTTGGAGGAAGTCCGTGCGGGGAAACGACCGTACAGCATCCATCGTGTGACGATCGATGATGCGATTCATCAAGGATTAGTGAAACGGATCTGTTTGGTAAATGGTCAGCAATGGACTTCGGCGTTTCAAAAGTCATGGCGCGCGGAACGATTTGCGGAGTACGGTGATGATGCCGCAGAGGAGCTCTTGTGTGTACCAAGTCGATCGGGTGGGACATATATTACACGCAACCTTATCGAACGTCAGATGGTCGACGGTCCCGTGTATCGACTCGAGCTCCCTGATGAGTTTGTGACGCAATCAGAGACGGCGCGTGAGGCCCGTGTGGCTGAGTGGTGTGATATCTTGCTGCCGTCGTTGCAGGCGTTGTCAAAGGAGAGGATGCATTTCTTTGGCGAGGACTTTGGACGGGTATCGGATCTGACGGTCATCGCTGTTGGGTTTTTGACACAGGACCTCAAACGTCGGTTTCCGTTTGTGGTTGAGTTGCATAACGTGCCTTTTGAGCAGCAGAAGCAAGTGTTGTTTTATATCGCTGACCGCCTGCCACGGTTCTTTGCGGGTGCCCTTGATGCGACGGGCAACGGTGCGTACCTGGCTGAGGTGACGATGCAACGGTACGGGTCGAGTCGAATCTCATGTGTGCAGTTAACGGAGATGTGGTACGCGGCTCACTTGCCGCCGTTCAAAGCGGCGTTCCAGGATGAGGTGATCGAGGTAGTGCGTGACGCGGACCATCTTGTGGATCTCAATGCGTTTAAGTTGGTAAATGGGATCCCGAAGTTGCCTAAAACAAAGAACAAGTCAGTCCGTGATGGACCGTCGCGTCACGGGGATGCGGGCATCGCGTATCTGTTAGGATTCTTTGCCTCGAAGATGCCGATCCAAGAGTATGACTACACCGCGGTGAAGTTGAACAAAACAATTAAGGCAGGTTTTCGGAAACGAAAGCGAGGAGTGTTGTAATGGCTGATCACACACATGGGATCGATCATCGTGGGACACCGATTCAAATTAGTAGCTTAACGGAGGACATTGCTCACCATTCGATCACGGGTATACGAACCGTGTGGCACACGTCGATCGCGACGACACTGACACCGGAGAATCTTGCTAATATCCTCTTGGCGGTGGATGACAATGGTGATATCTACGAGTATCTAACGTTGGCCGAAGAGATGGAGGAACGTGACCTTCATTACCATTCGGTGATCAGCACACGACGGTTGGCGGTATCGAGCCTCGATCTTGTGGTTGAATCGGTTGCTGATGATGCGGAAAACATAAAGATTGCGGACTTCGTGCGTGAGGTAATGACCGATGAGGATACGGTTCGTGAGTTGCTTGCGGATCAACTTGATGCGTTGGGTAAAGGGTTTTCGGTCAGCGAGATCATGTGGAATCGAGATGAGAGTAAGTGGGTGCCGGACAAGTACGTGTGGCGTGACCCACGGTTTTTTCAGTTCGATCGAGTGACAGGGGATATCTTGAGTCTGCGTGATGAGGCGAATGTGGTGGATGGTATTCCGTTGGCGGCGTACAAGTTCATCGTGCATACACCGAAGATCAAGTCGGGGTTGAAGGTTCGTGGTGGGTTGGCACGGTTGGCGGCCGTCGCGTTTATGTGTAAGGGCTATTCATTGAAGGATTGGATGGCGTTCGCGGAGGTGTATGGGATGCCGTTGCGGGTGGGTAAGTATGGTTCGGGGGCATCGCCGGCTCAAAAGACCGAGCTCCTACGAGCGGTGGCGAACATAGGGACCGATGCGGCAGCGATCATCCCTGAATCGATGCAGATCGAGTTCATCAATGCGATGAAGTCTGGTGGTACCGCAAGTGAAATCATCTTTGAGAGCCTATCCAATTGGTTGGATCGTCAAGTGAGTAAGGGGGTCCTTGGGCAGACGATGACGACCGATGATGGTTCGAGTTTGGCACAAGCGAAGGTACACGATAACGTGCGTGGCGATATTGTGATCAGTGATGCTGTGCAGCTGTCAGCGACGTTGCGTCGTGACCTAGTGAAGCCGTTGGTGGATTTGAACTTTGGTCCAAGAAAGCGAAACGAGTACCCGGTGGTGCGGTTGGTGATCGAGGAGCCAGAGGACCTTGAGTCGTTGTCGAAGTCGCTGCCACCGTTCATCGATCGTGGGTTACCGGTTGAGGTGTCGGTGATCCTCGATAAGTTTGGTCTAACGGAGCCAGCGGATGATGCGGTGCTGCTAGGTGGGATTAAGTCGGTCGATGAACAGGAAACGAAGGACGATGAAAAAGAGAAGGATGATAAAGACGATGACAAGGGTTCAAAGCACGATGACGATGATGAGAAGGATAACGCGTCAAAGCATGACGATGATGAGTTTTTGAAAAAGACACGTTCGTTGATCAGCGCGCAGTTGCTCAGTGTGCATCGCGACGACGTGCATGAGATCTGGATGTCGAAGATAACGTTTGCGTCTCGTGATGATGCAGAGCGGTGGTTGACGGCACATGATTTCAAATCGTCGTTGACCCGTGAGACCGATGAGTTATGGGTATACATGCAGCACCCGAAGAGCGCGTTCACCGACATGCCATTTTGGCAGATGGCATACACTCGTGGGGTACGTGCGGTGGTTGGGCGGTTGAAGACGAAGGTGTTGCAGCAATCACAACGTGAGTCGCACATCGAGCTCATGCAACGTGTGATCAAGGGTGAAACGTTGACCGAGGATCAGCGAACGTTGCTGTCGATGTTTCAGATGGCGCCGGACCGCATCGATCAACTGGTGGAGACTGAGATGGGTGGGTGGCGTCAGGTGATGAATCCAATGCTATCTCCGATCTTGGAGCTCGCGCAACGCTCGGGTGACTACGATGAGTTCATCGAGGGTCTCGATGCGTTGGCGAATGACATGGACGTTGAGCCGTTGGTGCGGTCGTTAGCGACAGCTACACTCAAATCACGTGGTCTCGGTGACCGTTTGGATAGAGTATGATGTTTATCTCATGGTTCATGGATCAGCCGATCCATGGAATAATGCTTTGTGTTTTGATGATCCAAGTTTATCTCGTGGTCTCCAACTATCGGACACGGCGCTTGGTCAAGAGCCTCGAGCTCCGGTACGATGGGGTGGTCGATCGGTTGATTGAGGTACGAAGCCACCTCAAACGTCAGATCGAGGAGTCGTTGCATTGATTATTATGAAGCGAAGCGCGGTGAAACCAGGTGCGTATCATAAGCTGGCGCCGTTGACGTGGCACTTCGAGCGCGATTATCGTAGTCGATTGGCGCCGGTGGTGGTTTGTTCGAATGGCCATGAGTCAACGATGACGACACACACCGTAGCGGCTGATGGGACGGTGTCACCGTCGATGGTGTGTCCGGTGGAAGGTTGTCAGTTTCATGAGTACGTTCAACTTGAGGGTTGGATGTCGGGTTGGAGATGAGGATCACGTTGCTTTTGGTGTTGATGGTTATCATGTGTGCGCATGTGGGACCGGTGATCAGTGAACCGAGGTACACGATGAGTTGCACGATTGGGTTGTTGCCACCGAAGTCGATTGTCAACATGGAGTTGTGTACATGCATGTGGTACCCAGGGTTGTTGAGGAGATGTTGTGCGTACAGCATGATCAGTGCGAAGGCCATCGACCTTTGGTGCCAAGAGGATTGCAACCAAGATTGGGTTTTCGCGGATCGTAAGGTGGATAGTATCTGCAAGGTGAATTAACGATGCCAAAACGAAAACCACCACGCGGACCGGTGCCGAAGGAGGCGATCAACTTTCTTGAGTCGAAGGGGCTCAAGCCGGCGTTCTCCTATCTCGATGTGTGGAAGCAGGAGCACAACACAGCGTTCACCGTGGCGAAGATCATGGAGAAGCATATCTTGGCCGATGTGCAGACATCGTTGGTGCATGCGTTAGCCGATGGAACACCATTCAAGCAATGGTCAAAAGAGGTACGCGGTACGTTGGACAAATCGGGGTGGACGGCGTACGGGAGTGACCGTACCCGGCCACGACGGTTGAACGTCATCTATGATACAAACATGCGGACCGCACGAGCCGTGGGTCAGTGGCAGCGGATTGAGCGCACCAAGCGTGTGCGGCCATTTTTGCGCTACGCGTTGGGGCCGAGTGAGCGGCATCGACCACACCACGTGTCGTGGGACGGGACTACGTTGCCGGTGGAGCACGCGTTTTGGAGTGACCACGCACCACAGAATGGGTGGATGTGCAAGTGTCATTTGATCCAAGAGAGTCGAACGGTGGTTGAACGACGTGGTGGTCCATCACGACGCGCGCCACCAGCGCCAACGGTGGCGTGGAAGAACCCACGTACAGGGCGGACTGAACGAGTACCGGTGGGCATCGATCCGGGGTTTAACTTTAATCCAGGACGATCACGACCGAAGATCATGACGGCGGCGTCGCGTGATGCTAAGGTTGGGTTGGACAAGGTAGAGAAGAGTGGTGTGCCTGGTACGAAGGTCTCGGTGGCGTCAAAGTTTCGCGAGCTGATCATGGATCAACGTCTTTAAGTTAGCAGCTGCATCTCGTGTTTGTGGTGTGTTTTTCACAACTTTAGTTATCTCCATTTCCTTCAAAAGT